AGAAGATAAGGTATTTAATGATAATATTAATGAAGATGACGAAGAGAGACAAAAAGAGGTATTAACTTATCTATTTAAAGGTGAAGGCTATACTGAAGACGAAATAGAAGAAAAATTAGAAGACTATGCAGATTCTGACCTATTATATAAAGAAGCAAAAAGAGCTGTAAGGAGAATAAAAGCAAAACAGATAGCTGAACAGGATAATAGAAAAGCTATGTTGTTAAAACAACAAGAAGAGAGGATAGCTTTAGAAGAAGAGACAAGAAAAAAACAAACAGAAGAAATTACAAACTTAATCAATAAAGGCACTATAAAAAATGTAAAGTTGTCAGATAGAGAACAAAAAGCATTTTTAGGATGGATGTTTAACCCTATAAATAAAGAAGGTAAAACACAACGGCAGATGGATATAGAAAAAGCCGATACTGAAACTGCTTTAGCTATTGAATATTTGATGTATAAAAAACTTGACTTTCGTGCATTGGTAGATTCCAGTGTTCGTACAAACCAAACAAGAAGTATAAAGGAACAACTTAACAATAATGAAAAACGGATGGTCTCCAATCCAAAAGGGTTTTCAAAAAGACCAATATTACCAAGTGTAAAAGAAATTTTCGGAACATAATATAAAACCCGTTAGGGAATAATACAGGCGTAAGTAATTAGTCACCCAGTAGTCAGCAGTATGAGTAGAATAACAATTAACATTTAACATTTATAAAAATCATGGCAAGTGACAACCTTAAAAATCTGAGGCTTTATCAGGATTATTGGAGTGAAGGAGGGATGACTGATGAAAATAATCTTTCTAATGCTCTGTTAACACAACCTGATGTACTCTCTCCTGTATTAACACATCTTGCGGGACGCGAAGACAAACGGTTTCCTCTCTCTTTCCTTACGGAAGGGATGGGAGTAACAAAAGAACTAAATGATACCCAGTATCAGTTCCCTGTAATAGGGCGGCTGAATAAAGCTGTCTTATGTACCGACATCGCTGGTACTGGATATGGCTTTTCTACTCTAAAAATCACCTTTAAAGACAGGTGGTTTAATAAATTTTACATTGTTGAGAACCCTGACGGTACACAAATTCGTCTTCAGGATGAAGGTGTACAGGTAGAAAAGGGCTGGCAATATACCGGTATTATTATGGGGCCGGATTTCGATGCTAAAGTTACCAATAATGATACTATAGGGAAAATGTTCGTTCAGACATTCGCCCCTGTTGCTATCTCCGGCTCAAGTGGTACGACATCGAATTGGGTATCGCCCAGTAAGGTAAGTAACCAGACTACGATGATCCGTAAAGGGTATCAATATGAAGGTAATGCACCTAACAAAGTTGTGAATGTTGAGTTTGACCTTGGCGGCCGTAAGAGTAAACTATGGTGGGATTTTGAAGAGTACCAGCATTTTCTTAGATGGCAGGAGGAAGTAGAATATAACCTATGGTATTCTAAATACAATAGAGATTCTAACGGCCTTATCCATAACATGGATTCTAACGGTAAGCCTATCCCTATTGGTGCAGGAGCTATTCAACAGATACCCAACAAGAACCAGTATACTTTTATGACTGCTTCTAAAATGAAAAACATCATACGTGATATTTTTTATGGTGCTTCTGATGCTCAAAAGGTACAAATAGACCTTTTTACGGGACTTGGTGGTCTTGATGAATGGGACACGGCTATGAAATCTGAAATTGCTTCAGGGACTTATATTAAAAACACCCCGGCCAACGCTTTTATTTCAGGTACTGGCAGTAACCTTCGCCTTGGTGGATATTTTACAAGCTATCAACATATCGATGGACATGTTATTACAGTACGTCATCTTCCTCTATTTGACCATGGAGCTAAAGTGTTGAACTCTCCAAAACATCCTAAGACTGGACTTCCTTTGGAATCTTACAAGATGATATTCTTGGATCGCAGTACTTATGATGGAGAACCAAACATCTATATGGTGCATCAAAAAGGCCGTCAGTTGTTACGTTGGGCTGTAGCAGGCGCTACTATTCCTCCGGGATTCTCTGGTAACTCTTTGCGTGCAACTGATATTGATGGTGCATCAGTGCATTTTATGAAATCTGCAGGTATAGCTATCCGCAGAGCGACAAACTGTCTTTATTTAGAATGTGTTAGACAATAACAATAAATTCAATTTATAAGTCTCCAGGTAGAAATTTGCCTGGAGGCTTTAATTTAAAAATTATATATGAAACGTAAAATAGTTTACATCAAAAGAAGAAAGCCAGCAATAAATCTACCAGATGATTTGCTTAAAGAAAGTACTATGAAGTTAGGTTCTGTATTTACAGATACTGGTGACATAGCAAAAGGGATTACCTTTGAAGAAGAAAAATTGTACATGCCTGAAATTATAGGTATTCCGCCAACAGATAACTCTTTCATTAGAGAATCTAAGAAATATTATACAGAACTTGAGATAAGTATACCTTTTGAAGGTAAAGCATTTGATGTTACTATTGACCCGGACACAAATATGCCTTTGAACACTTTCGACTTTATCCTTTATAAGTTTGCACTTGCGAACCCTACAGTGGCTAAAGATAAGAAAGATGCTTATTCTTCTAACAGGTACCTTTATTATATTGAAGACCCTGATTTGGAAGACACTAACAAATTTGAAAAGTTAGAAGTACGTAAAGAAGCTTATAAGGAATACATCAAACTTGCTGCTAACAAAAAAAGAGAAGCTTTGGTAAGACAAATTTTAGGGATATCAAATAAACTTACACAGGAAAAAGCAGATATAGAAACTGAACGTAAAGTGATGGAATCTCCTGATGAATTTCTCGCCATTATAAATGATAAAAGCATAGAAACACGTGTGTTTATTATGGATTGCGTTTCTAATGAAGTCCTTAAAAAGGTAGGCAACACTTATTTAGATGGTGAAGTTAATCTGGGTGTAGGAGAACAAGAGACTATTTTATACATCGAAGATAAGCGAAACAGTGAACATGTCTTAAATATGAAAGCTCGTTTAGAGGTATTTCAAAAAGGCAGATAATTACAATTGGGGTTTGTTAGACATAGCTTGACAAACCCCAATTTACATATTAATATTAAGTATAGATGAAAATAGTTCAATTTATAATAGCAATAATAATAGGTATTATTATAGGCGTTATTATAAGCGTTTTTATCGACAGGAGTAATGAAGAAGAGAACATTGTAGGAAACCCTAAAAATGATTCTATTAATATCTTGTTACAGAAAAATTCTATTATAATAACAGAGTTAAATAGAAATATCAAATTATACCAGGATACATTAGAAGAAATGGATAGGAAAGCACATAAAAATAGAAAAATTTATGAAAGCAATATGCTTAGGCTTGACACTATCAGTATGGATGAGCATTACAGCATTTTCGCAGCCGAAACAGATAGCAGTAGATAGTATAACGTATTATCTTATAGAAGGTTATAGAATTGTTAATGCTAACAAGAAATTTGAAGAGTTACATTATTTGCAGATAGAAATATCAGATTTACAACGTATAAATAGATTGTTGAATGATAGTAAATTAGAGTTAAAGCAAATTATTGTCAGTCTGGAGGTAAAAAAAGAAATATATAAAAATCACTTAGTGATTACCCTAAAAGACTTAGAATATTCAAATAGTATTATAGCTATAAAAGATAAAGAGATAAAAAAACAAAAGCTTAAAACAAAAATTGTAGGTATTGGGGGTATAGGGATTATCGCTTTAATTTTATTATTATGACATTAGAAGACCTTCATATTATTGTAATCCAAGGGGTAGACAATTTAAATGCACATATATCAGATGCCTTACATCCTCAAGAGATAAACCTCATTTTGCAAATGATGCAAAATAGTTTTATTAGAGGGTTTTTTAAGCCTAATCGTGAAATGGTATCTGTTGAATCTTCTATTGTTTCACAAGCAGACCTTAAAAACCTTATCAAGTTTGATATTGAATTAACAAAAATAGTTGCTCCTATAGGTAACTATATTTCTTTTAATGCCCCAAATGACCTAATGTATCCAATAGCATTGATGGCACAGGTTGATCGTTTCCCACAATCAGAAGAAAAGATGCCTGTAAGGATTGTACCACACGAAGACTTGGAAAAAACGTTACAAAATCCTTATGCTACCACTCATCATTTATCTCCAGTAGGTGTTATTTATACAGATAAGATTAGCATATACACTAAAAAAAGGTTCATAGTGAATAAAGCCTTTTTGACCTATCTAAAAAAGCCAATGGTAATAAAAGGGATAGATTTGTCAATAGTATTAGATGATTTTTCAGATGAAGTATATGAAATCATAGGGAGGAAAGCTATAGAATATATTTTAGAAACTTATCAGTCTCCAAGATTCCAGACAAATGTTCTTGAAAATCAAATGAATAAATAAATTTAAATATTTTTAAAATGGGAAAAAAATTAATTATTTCAAACCTTGGACAGGAAACAACTAATACAGCTATTAATGCTTTATCTGTAGGAAAGGTAGGCATTGTAGTTGCAGGCACTGATGTTACAACTATAACACCTTTAAAAAGTGACCTGATCCATATAATGGCAAATTATGCAGCCGATCGAAAAGACATCACACCTACTTTTACACTTAATGATATTAAATACATTAAGAAGCTGACATATTCTGCTGGAACAAAACAAAGCCAGACAATTACGCCAGTTCCTGCAGTAGGGCATGTACAATATAGTATAAAAATTATAAACACCACATCAGGGCAGGCTTCTCTTCCAACAGCTACTTTTTCAGTTCCTTATGAAACAACCAATACTGCTGCAACAATTGTAAATAACTTCGTTGCAGCAATCAATAAAAGGAATAAAGAAGTTGACCTTGGGATTGTAGCTTCTATTTCTTCTAATAAACTTAAGTTGGAAGCAGAGAGTTCTTTTAATACTTTTACCACCTTCTTAAATGATGATTTAGAAGGAGCTACGGTTAGTAATGTTGCTGGAGTGGTAGAAGTAGGAACTCCAAAATGGCTTGCACGTATCGAAAATGAGTTTCTAAGTTATGGTGAAGGACATTGGAATCGTGTATTGTTTCCAACAATCCCTGTATCTAATGTTAACAATGCAAAGACTTATAATTTGTTAGTGTTAGAGATTGCAATGCCACGTAAAGACCATAGTGGTACAAGGCAGTGGACAGATGAACAAGAAATTCTTTATATTGCAGAAGATTCTACATTCACAAATTCCACTTCAAAACCTTCTATAATTGAGACGATTATAAGTTTAGTATAATAGTACAGTTCTGTTTTAAAATATTTATAATTGATGCGAGGGTCTTACGACCCTTGCATTATATTTAGTTGTTATGTTAGAAGCTACATTTACATTTGGGTTTAGAAATGGCAATTCTTTTTGCTTTCAGGATAGTTCTACTTTACAGAGTACGAAAGATAACCAGAATCTGACAATATGTTTCCCAAATGGAGATAGGCTAATCTATTCTGCGCAAACAAGTGATCTCCCAGACCCTATTCCTGTAGGAGAAGGTGACCTTGGTGATGAAAATAGCTATATCCTTGCAGACTTAAGAGAGTTAGGGTTTAATACGTCTAATCCATTAGTATATGTAGATATAGATAACTTAAAAAAGGATATTGCTTTAAATCCTTCAATGTATGTAGATTCCTTTCAAAATCCTATAGGGTTTGATGAACATGTCTTTCCATCTGGAGTATATAAGATAGAATATTCTTTTAGTATTGTAGAAATTATTCCAAATCCGATACCAGACCCTATGGATAATCCTACGCCAGATCCTGCACCAGCTTATTATGGGGAACAGTATGTTATCAACATTTTTCGTATTAATAACTGGATAGCTATTGAAGCTTATCCTTTTTTATATAATATCACCCTTGAAGGGATACCACATAATATAGCAAGACAGATAGAAGTACTTCTTTTAAAGGAAGCTGGAATAATACAATTTGAATGCTACAATTATACAAATGCAAACAAGTTGTTGATGGCAGCGGATAACTTATGTATCCTATAATAATGAGATCGTTATATAAAATAGATTATCAGACGGATGTAGGGTTTAAAGAATCTACAAGGAAATCTCTTTTAAAGGTAGCTAATGAGATTGCTGATAAACGTTTGTATGGGTCATTATTAAAAGCTAAAGATATTATTATATCTTTGCGTTTGTTGTTAACTCATTTTGTTTCTGGGTTTCAACATGAAGAGAGTTATGTAGGGCTTACTACACGGAAGATAACAGTTACAGAAGTTGGAGGAAATGGTAGCTATTATTTTGTTAATGGGTATTATAGGAAGCCGGGGGGTAAAGTAAAGGTATTAGTAATACCTCCGGAAGAATTAAATGTCTATAGTATTGTAATTTCTGGAGTAGTTGTAAGCAATCAAAATCAGGTATATAGCTTTACTATGCCAGATAGAGATATAAATGTTACTATAACATACTCTACAGAAATACCTGCTTTAGAAGGAATTGGATATTGGATCATCGAAGATAATTTTATAATTTCATAATCATGGGGTTTAAAACACGACAAGTACTTAAGACTTTTTTCGAAACAGGAGATAAGCCTACACAAGAAGAATTTAGTGATTTTTTAGATACTGCACTATTATGTACTGAAGACTATGCTTTTGTAAAACGTGGTGAGGGAGATATTTATAGTCCCCAATACCAAGAAACCATGACTAATATTTTCAAAGGTAATTGTTGGAAATATAAAAAGACTCTCCCTGCTCCACCTTTTGATGGTGAAATCCCAAATCTTTCGTATGTTATAGCAAAAGTAAATAACCCTTATACTTTTAATTATAATGATTCACTTAATTGGGAGATAATAAGTTTTTCAGAAACTATACCTACTTTAGAATCTACTGCGGATTTTGTAGCATTTTATGAAGGGGTTGAAAAAATAGAATCTTTTCAGATAGCATCTAATGATTCTGTAAAATTTGAAGCCCGATTAAATATTAACAAGCCATACCAAAAAATAAGATGGAGTTTTAATGAAGTAGCTTCTAAAGCTAATTTTATTTCTTACAATCGCGATCCAGAGATAAGATTTAATAATGACGGTATATATAATGTAGTGTTAAAAACACAAAATGCTGAACATGAAATAGTTGCACAATGCATAAAACTTAATTTTTTAACTGTTGGAGAAGTAGTTCAGCATACTGTAACATTTAATGTGAAAAGCCATTCAGGAGAAAATGTAGAAAATGCTATTATTACTATTGATGGAAATCAAATAATAATAACAGATGCAAATGGCAATGCAACAATCGTTTTGCCTAATGGCACTTATGCATATAATTGTGAAAAAGAACCTAATACTATTACAGGTACTTTTACTGTTCAAGATGAAGACTTGTTTGTACAAGCTAATTTTCCTGCAATAATTCTTAAATACACTTTAACTTTCCAAACTATATTTGAAGAAGCGCCTCTTATTGGAGTAAACATTATTCTTTCTGGAAGTCAACTCGACGCCCCATCCACCAAAGTATCAAATAACTTAGGTGTTGCTGCTTTTAATGAATTGCTACCTGGGACATATTATTACGAAACTTCTTTAAATGGTTACATAGGTATGTCTGGGCAAGTAGATATAACAGATGCAGATGAAATTGTTAGCTTAACTTATGTACAAAGTACAAATACTACATCTGTTAAATTTGTAGTGTTGGATAATGATTATATGCCTATAGATAGCGCTATTATTACTTTAGGAAGTATAGAAGCCACTACCAATAATGGCTTATGCATCTTCCATAATATTTCAATAGGAAGTAATCAACCATATATAATATCTAAAGAAGGTCATTATCCAATAACTAAAGAGATTACAGAAGTCACTTCTGATATGACTGAATTTAATATAATGAATATACTAAATGAATCAGTTTTATTGGGTGTATCTGAAATATTAGAACTTACAGATCTTTCTTTAGGAAGAAGTACATCATTAAATCCGCGTAGTCCTAATTGTTCTAAAACACCAACATTAGGGTCAAGATTTGGAGAAGGTACTGTTATACATATATTACAACCAGGGGAATTGGGATATGTAGATGGTATGGTAAAAGGGCTAATACTTGCAGATACTGATGTTGGAACATTTTTATGGGGCAATTCTACTTCTGTAGGAAATACAAGTACTGAAATAGGTTATGGTCAGGCTAATACTAATAATATAATTGCAACTTTAGGCCAGTTTAATAATGATTTATATGCTGCTAAAAGCACTGATGTTTATAAATCTCTATTGTTTTCTGATTGGTATTTGCCAAGTAGAGATGAATTGCTTACAATATTAGATAATGTAGAATCTTTACCTCCTGGGTTTAGTATAAATACTCTTTATTGGACATCAAGTCAGGTAAATGCTACTACAGCATATGCTGTAGGAACTTCAGGTGCACAAGAAGTTTTAAAGTCAGGAGAATGTCGTGTTAGAGCCATAAGGAGTTTTCAGGTTAATATGAATAATATAGAAATAGATTGGGTAGGGCCATTTGGTACTGATGCTGGATATAATTGGGTGGCATTGCCTACAGTAGGGGGTATTACTTTTGATATATATACAAAATATCAAGATGTGAAAACTTTAGACATTTATACTTGGAAGACTATAACAGATAATTATAATGTGAGTGATATAATTTATCAAGGGTGCGACTATAAACTTTATATTCATAAAGGGATAGTACATGCAATATTAGGACAAATCCCTCAAGAACCAGTTAATGCAAGATTTAAGATATGATAACTTTAACAGATCAAATAAAATATAATGGGACTGCTTATTTAGATCCAAAAATAGCAGTTGGCACAAATCAACAGTATGCTACTATAGAAGCACTTATTGCTGACCTTGGCCCTAAAGGACAGATCACTGTCAATATGAAAATATTTGATTTAGATCAAGGAGGCATTTTTAATATTATCTATGATAATGGATGGGGATATGTTCCTGTTAGTAGTGGAGGTAACAATCAACAATATATACGTATAATACCTTCTGAAGAAAGTGATACTATTATACTTGAGGAAGTTGTAAAAGTTGAATTTATCACAATCAATCAATTAGTTTATTTTGGGAAAATAGAAGATTCATCTGGATTTGATGGACATGATTACATGTATCAAAATGTATATGGTGATACCATTATTCAGATTAATGAAATGGAACTTGGATTTAAATTTGCACCAGATATGATAGTAAATGTCGCATATACTTTAAATAATTAAATATATATATTAATAAAAATAACAATTAGAAAATGGCAAAACCAAAAAAAATCCAACTCCATAGTATTAACTTCCAAGCATGGAATATACGTGGAGCTATTAATTTTACAGCATTTTCTCCTAATAATATTCTTGCTGGCGACGCATGGCATAATATTGCAGAAGTAAATGTGGAAGTAAACGATTTAACAATTCGGCCACAGGATACTGTAGTTGCGATTGTAGATAACCCAGGTCCTCTTAACGAGACCAATCTTGCTGCAGGAAAATGGAAAGTTTTGCGAAACTTATCAGATGACATACTTGATTGGATAGAACAGCAGCTTTATACTGCACCTTCGGCAAATCTTACTGGTAGTATAACGCTTGAAAAGGGCTTCAGTTCGGCTCCTTATGGAGCTAAATTTACGTGGAACGTTACGGCAGGTACTAACCCAATCATCACGAGTGAACTTCAGAAACGCGAAGGAGCTGGATCGTGGACTAAAGTAAAAGACCTTACCGGCAACTCCGGTTCAGAAACTATCGACATTACTATTGACACTGACACACAGGTGCGAGTAATGGTATCGAGCAAGGCTGGAGAGTCTATTTATTCACCAAGTTGTTTCGTGAAATTCCAATTTAAAACAGGGTATCGTGTAGGTGGAGGAGATATTGTACTTAATGATGCTTTTATGAAAGATGGTACTATGGGTTTTGATACAGATGCTTACCGCAGCTTTACGGCTAATGCAGCCGCAGGCGAACATATATACTATTATGTCCCTAAATTATTTGTTACCAGTCCTTATATGAATCCACCATATTTTTACGTAGGCGGGTTTGAAGGTGGTTTCAATGTAGCTTCGCAAACGGCAGCATATGTATTTGGTGACGGAACTACAGTAGATTATGTGGTTTATAAATCAACAAACAGCGGCCTGGGATCGACAAATGTAACTGTACAAGCTAATTAAAAGGAGGGTAAAATGGCTATATCAATAATAGATAAAATAAAACAAAAGAACGAGTTAACTTTCCCTTTGATCGATTATATCGACATCAATGGCCGCATCACAGGTTGGCAAAACCCTATAAAACAGATTTTTGGTGACGTTGCTTCAATTACCGGCCTCGTGCCGGGCGATACCTTTATCGTCCGTGCTGTTGGCGGAGAGTGGCCGCAGTTTGCCGGTAAGGATATTTATGATCGTGATGCAGAGGCAATTCCAAATGCTATATATATACTTGGAGAACCTGTCGGTGAAGGGCCTGGACTTATTTATTTTGTCACTGCACCAACTCTTAGCATGGTGTTACTTGATAAATCAGATGGGAATTTAAAAGTTTATAAAGGTGTATCAAATCCTTCATGGACTAATCTTATAACCGGATCGGGAGCAATAACAGGTAAAACATTGAAATATGAAGATTTCATAGTTGTAGATACATCAGAAACAACAACACAGAATTACTTTTCTGAAACCGGAAAATTATCTTTTGGTTATGAAATTGTAAGTGGTGACACTATAAAAATGTATGTAAATGGTATAAAATATACAGATTTTGGAACGATACCAGACTACACTTATAACAGTGGTGACATGTTCCTTTTCTGGAATGAAACAAATGCAGGTTTTAATCTGGAGAGTGAAGACAAAGTAATTATTGAAATTTATAAATAATCTTCAACCTAAAATTTAATACAAAATGATTTTACAAAAACAAACAGAAGGCCTGATAACTGCACTTAGTTCAAAGGCTGATCAAGCAACTACGTATACAAAGACTGAGGTAGATACCCATATCGCTGATCTTGTTGATTCTGCTCCTGAGACTTTAGATACACTCAATGAATTAGCTACTGCATTAGGCAATGACCCTAACTTTGCAACAACTATAGCAACCCAAATTGGTACAAAAGCGAGTCAAACAGATTTAACTGCGCACACAAATAGTAAGGTAAACCCACACGAAGTAACTAAAACACAAGTTGGGTTAGGTAATGTTGACAACACCGCTGACTCGGACAAATCGGTAGCGAGCGCTGCAAAGCTTACTACCGCAAAAACCATCAACGGGGTTTTGTTTGACGGAACCAAGAACATCACAGTTGAGGATGCGACTAAAGAACCGACGTTTACCAAAAAAACAGCTTTTAACAAAGATTTTGGCACAACGACTGGAACCGTTTGCCAGGGTAACGACACAAGGCTGAGCGATGCTCGTACTCCCAAAACCCACAGTCACACCAAAGAAGAAGTGGGTCTGGGAAATGTAAATAATACATCAGATGCAGATAAACCGGTATCGACAGCGCAACAAACCGCTTTGAACTTAAAAGCAAATTTGGACGGAAGTGCTCATGTCGGGGATATTTACAAAGCTGACACTGATGGACATCTTATTTCATCCGGTAAGAAGTTTAATGATTCTGGTACTTCTGAGGCTGATATTTGGAGTGCCAGTAAAGTTGCATCTGCAATCTCAGCAGGTATCTCTGGCACTGCGGTAACTGGCTATCAGGTAATCAAATCGGGGCCAATTACTCCATCTGTAGCCGGGACTGTTGTTACTATTGCAGATGTGTTTGTAGCAGGTAAATTGCCAAATATCGCTATAAAACCTATCGTCACTATAAACGGGCTTATGATTCCTGAAGGTGATCCGGCAAGCAAATCAAATCGTTGGACTCGTGATAATAATGCTTTGAAAATCAAAGTGAATTACATATTGAACAATGAAGATGAAATTTGTGTAGTATATTCTTATTAATTAAATGCTTTAAAGTAGCCTCTCAAAAAGAGGGGCTACTTTTTAAAACAATTAGCCAATGAAATATAAACAAATAAAAGAAGTAAGCATAGATGATACTGATCTCGATGTTGAATTTTATGATGTTGTAGATTTAAGAGATTCTGATGTAATAAATTGGAGTGTGGGGGCGATCTTTACAAAAACGCTTGATAAAAATACAACTATTTCTTTTAGAACAGAATCAACATATCTTAATAAGGTCATATTATTAATTGTTTCAGGAGATTTTGCTTTTATATTACCTGAAGAAGCTTTTATCTTAAATGGTACTTATGTTGGTACAGTACAAAATTATATTTATATTCATTGTATAGCAGTTAGTCCTGTTGAAAAGTTTTTAGTAACTATAAGTCAACAACCAATAAGTGATAATCCAAAATTATAATGATAGGTTATATGATACCGTTTGGAGTGCGTATTGTAACGCCTCCTGTTGTTTCTAACTTCACCTTCACCGTCATTGTCGCGGCAGGGCAGACTGTTAACCTGCAACTATCGGTTCACACCGGAAAAACAGCAAAGGTTCGGTGGGGCGACGGTAATGAAACCACTGTGTCGTATTCTGCTGGGGATTATGTAAGTCATACGAACACCTATGCTGCTGCTGGAACTTATACGATTAATATTGTTGATGCTGACAATTTAAAAGGATT